CCAGCCAGCTCGGAAAGCTGCAGTACCTGTTCCTGCTGGACGGCAAGCATCCGCCGGCAGGGTACGAAGCCAAGGCGAGGAAGTTCCTCGACCTGCCCACACTGACCGCGATCCAGCGGCAGAACGTGCAGCTCAACCTCGAGCTCATCGAGTTCGAGTCTGCACGGCACGACCTGAACGACCCATCCAACCGAACAGGAGGGACACCATGACGGTGCCCAAGCTGCTGCTTCACAGCAGTGCAGACGTGACCACGTTCACCAGTGGTCGCGCGTTCCCCACCAAGTTCCTGACCGACGCCCTGCCGGACGTCGAGACGGCACTGTTCTTCGCCAAGGTCTACGACCTGGCACCGCAGGATGTGGCACGTGTGCTGCAGATCTGCGTCCCGTCCCTCGTGGTCGAGGCACTGACCAACGAGGCAGCGATGCACAGCGTGTCGCTGCAGGACTACCTGGTCGAGGAGTTCCAGGACACCAACGGTGACTGGCACTACGAGGCGCTCGAGTTCCTCGAGCAGCTCGGTGGTGTCAAGGCTCCGGTCCAGGCGGAGATCCTGCCCGAGGTGTGGAAGAACCTCGAGCTGACGATCGCGGACTCCATCGCCAAGGTGGCGGAGACCATCAGCGGCACGATCGAGCACATGCCCGGTCGCACCGGTGACATGATCTTCAAGACGCTGGCCAAGGTCAACGCCCGCCGGCCCACCATCGGTGACTACCGGGCGGGGTTCACCCACCAGCAGGTCAAGCGGGTGCTCGTCGTGTTCGACGTGTCCGGCTCGGTGTCCGACACCACGGTCAAGACCATCGTCGACGACGTGGTGGGCCTGGCGTACGAGGCCAACGCTGCGCTGGCCATCGTGTCCAACAGCTGCTTCTTCTACGCACCCGGTGCGTTCAGCACCAGCCAGGTGCTGGGCGACGCCGAGTACAGCGGCACGCACTACGAGGAGCTGAAGCCTCTGTTCACGGGGCAGGACTGGGACGTCGTGGTCTGCATCGCGGACTACGACAGCAGCCCGGCCGCTGCATCCGTGCTCGCACGGTGCGACGGCAAGATCGGGCAGCTGTTCGACGTGAGCCTGGTCAACCGCTCCACCTACCTGGCCGAGTGCCTGGCCCCGCTGGCTTCCGAGGTGCGTCCGCTCCTCATCGCCAGCAACACGGCGTACCTCTGCTCCTGAGGTAGCCGGCAGTACCCGTGGTGCCGGGAAAATTTTCCGGCACCACGGGGCAAGTTCCATCCACAACACACACCCTTGGAAGGGGTACCCCATGGCGAAGTCGCCGAAGAACGTGACCATCTACGGTCGCCTGTCGTTCCCGACGTTTGACTACCAGCAGGCGGTCAAGAAGAACGCGACGTCGGACTTCCCGAAGGCCGACGTCGCTGACGTGACGCCGGACTTCAACCTGCTCCTGGAGCAGGCTCAGCTGGACAAGCTGAAGAAGCACGTGCTCGACGAGTTCCTCCCGTACTGCCAGGCGCAGCACGCGAAGGGCGACAAGCGCGACGCGCTCGACGCCGGCCAGGTGGCCAAGCTCGTCAAGCTGATCGAGGCCGAGGACTGGGAGAGCCAGCCGCCGTACATCTGCATCAAGCCGGTGAACGCCAAGACCGCGGAGCTCGCACCCGAGGCGCTCGCCTCGGTGAAGATCCTCGGCAGCAAGGGCACCGACATCGTGCAGCAGGCGATCGTCCAGGACGAGAGCGAGCTGGCCGTGCCGGACCCGGACCGGGTGGACTACCCGGCCATCATGCCCATCGGGCAGACGGTGCACTCGCTGTACGGTGGGTGCTACGCCGCGGCCACGCTGAACCTGTACGCCTTCGTGTCGGGCAAGCTGCCCGGCTTCTCGGCGGCGGCCAGCGTCTGCGTGTTCAAGGCTGACGGCGACCGCTTCGGAGGTGGCGTGTCGGTCGACGCCGACGAGATGTTCCTCGACTGACCAGTCGAGACCACCGGGCCCCCGCTTGCTGCCTCACGACGGCAGCGGGCGGGGGCCCTTCTCGCACCATCCACTCCAACGAAAGGCAGGGCTCCCGATGAGCGAGCCGTTCTCCGCAAGCCGAGCATCACGACTGATGGCATGCCACGCTTCCGCACACCTGGAGCTGGCCATCCCCAACTGGCGAGAGCCTGTGGTTGACCACATGGCTGGCGCCAAGGGCAAGGGCACCAGGATGCACGAGATGCTCGAGCCCATCTGGGAGCTGAGCGTCGCCGACATGAAGCACGTGATCAAGGTCCTCGAGTACATCGCTGACCTCCGCGCGAAGCGCAGGTTCAACGTGCTGGTCGAGCCGAAGATCACAGCCGACTGGCTGCCGTCGAAGCCGGGCACCACATCCGACCTCGTGTTCTACGTGGCCGACGAGATCCACGTCATCGACTTCAAGTGGGGGAAGATCCCCGTCGAGGTCGTCGACAACAAGCAGGTGCTCTACTACGCACGGTCCTTCGCACACCTGGCACCCAAGGCCAAGGGTGTGACGGGCCACATCGTCCAGCCGTACGCCGGCGTGTTCGAGTCCTGGTTCATGGACACGAACGAGCTGTTCGCCTTCGAGCAGAAGGCAGTGGCAACGGACATCGCCATCACCGCAGGCAGTGTCACGTTCGGACCATCCGATGCGTGCACGTTCTGCCCGGCGTACCCTCACTCGCGTAGCGAGAAGGGCAAGCCGCTCTGCCCTGCGACGATGGCACTGTTGTACCCACCGATCATCGACGAGGACGAGATCCTCAACGGTTAGTCCCGAGCGAGGGACAGGAAGCAGGACCGCATGTCCATCAACAACCTGGCAGGTCTCGACTTCGAGACCTACTGCGCACTGTCGCTGCCCGAGGTCGGGCTGGCACGGTACGTCAACCACCCGACGTTCACCACCACGCTGGCGTCGATCGCACTGTCTGACGGCCACGCTGTCACGCTCGAGTTCCCTCACGAGAACCCGAGCTGGCTGTCGGCCTTCATCTCCAACAGTGCGTGGCGCATCAGCGCACACAACGCCGGCTTCGAGTCGGCTGTCCTGAAGTGGATGGGCATCACGCCTGCTCACCCGTTGATCGACTCAGCTGTCGTGGCTGCCGTGGCTGGTGCCGACAGGCACCTGGCCGGGGCAGCCCGGCAGCTGATGCAGATCGACAAGCTCGACGAGGACAGGTCGTTGCTCAACCTGTTCGCCAAGAAGCAGAAGGACCAGGTCGACGACGAGTTCGACCGCAGCCTCATCGTCGACAACCCGGAGAAGTGGGAGCAGTACAAGAAGTACTGCGAGCGTGACGCCGAGCTCAGCCGTGGCATCGTCCTCGACTGGGGCGGAGACCCCGACCTGTTCGAGAAGGAGATGCGCTACGCGCAGATCACCCTCGACATGAACGAGGCGGGCTGGCCTGTCGACGTCGCCTCAGTTGAGGAGATGCGCGACAGGTACAACGACAACCTCGACCGGATCAAGGACGACTTCGCCAGCGAGTACGGCACCGACTTCAACATCGGCAGCCATGCCCAGGTGAAGAAGTGGTGCGCCGATCGTGGCGTGCGAGCCACCTCGTTCGACAAGCAGCACGTCGAGCAGATGATCGCCCGGCTCGAGAAGCGACGCAAGACTGTAGGCCTGAAGCACGAGCAGCACGAGGTGCTGGACCTGCTGTATACCAAGCAGGCGTTGGGTGGGTCGAGCTTGACCAAGCTCAAGACCATCCTCGACACGCAGTACGAGGGCAGGGTGTACGACCAGTACGTCCACGCTGGTGCGCCGCAGTCGCTGCGCACCAGTGGTCGGTCCATCCAGATGCAGAACCTGCCACGCTTGGCACACGTGCGGGACATGGACCAGCTACACCACGGCAAGTACGGCTGGACCAACGACGACCTCGGCGGCAACCTGCGCCAGGTGTTCACGTCGTCGGACCCAAAGGGTCAGCTCCTCGTGGCGGACTTCGCCTCGATCGAGTCACGTGCACTGGCCTACCTGGCCGGCGAGACGTGGAAGACCGACGCCTATGCCAGGGGCGAGGACGTGTACAAGGCACAGGCCATGAAGATCTTCAGGCTGGGCGACGTCCTCTACGTGACCAAGGAGCAGCGCACCACCGGCAAGGTGGGTGAGCTGTCCTGCGGGTACGGTGCTGGGCCCGTGGCGGTCAAGGACTTTGCCGCCAAGATGCACGTCGAGATGACGGAGACCGAGGCGGCTCAGCTGGTGAGGGACTGGCGTGATGCCAACCCCAACACCGTGGAGTTCTGGTCCAAGCTGGGCGAGGCATTGTTCGAGGCAGTCGACAAGGGCATTGCCACGTTCGTGAACGCAGCGAACGGGATCTCGATCCACTTCGTGCCAGGTGACACACCTGCGTCCCTCGTGGATCAGGTGCCTGGTGCCCGCTCGTTCCGCATGGAGATGTGGAAGAGCGGGGACAAGCTGATGTCCCGGGTGTTCCACGGGTGCTACCTGCGCGGGCGCAACATCGGCTACTACAAGCCGAGCTCGCTCGTGGGTGGAAAGCCGTGGAAGCCGAAGTTCATCGACCCGAAGACCAAGCGTCCCCGCTTCTACGAGCTGTACGGGGGGAAGCTGGCCGGCATCCTGACGCAGTCCATGTGCCGGGAGATCTTCTTCGAGTCACTGGCCATGCTCAAGTACGCGATCGACTCCATGCCCAACGCCACCATTATCGGTCAGTTCCATGACGAGGTGGTGGTCGACTGGGTGCCTGGTGCTGTGACCATGAACCAGGTCATCATTCAGATGGAGCACTGCATGTCCTCCTCGAGGACGCACCCGATGCTCCCGATGGGCGTCGAGGTCAAGCACGACTACCGCTACACCAAGTAGCAAGGCGGGGCCAGGTGACCAGCCTGGCCCCGCCTCCACCGTCCATCCACCGAAGGAGTGGTTCCAATGTATAGCCCAACCGTGATCGGTGTCGACCCCGGCATCGTGCACACCGGCATCGTCATGCTGGACTTCGACGCCGACAGGCGTGAGCTGACCGTCGCCCACCGTGTGGTCGACGGGCTCAACACGCAACAGTCCCGAGCTGACATCGAGGGTCTGACCGAACACAAGCAGTTCGTCACGCTCGACATCTTCATCGAGTACTACATCCCGAGGTCCGGCTTCAGCACGGACGAGCGGATGGTCCAGGCCAACGCGGACTTCCGCCAGGCACTGGACGGCAAGCTGCTTCGCAACACCGGAGTGAAGAAGGTCGTGACCAAGGAGCTCATGGAGCTGTGTCACGTGTGGTCCTTCGGCACCACCACGCACCACCAAGACCTGCGCTCGGCCGCACGCATCGCCCTCCTCGGGATGATGCAGGACCCGGCGCTCAACGAGGTGCTGTACACCTACTGCACCGACACCACCGATGGAAGGAACTGGAATGTCCGAATCCTCTGAGGTTGTCAACGAGGTCATCGACGGGCGCCGCGGCGTCTACGGTGAACCGACCGACACCTTCAACCGCATGGCACAGATGATCAGCAGTCTGCTGGACCACGAGGTCCAGCCCTGGCAGGTGCCGTTGATCTTCATCATCACCAAGATGGTCCGCACGAACCAGTGCCCGACCTACTCCGACAACAGCGACGACATCGAGGGCTACCTCGCCATCTTCCGTGAGCTGGTCGGG